AGTAGAAATGCTGGACGTGTTCTTCTTGGTGTAAACACCGCCCTGAGACATCGTGACATCGGCTTCGTTACGCATCGAGTCGCCGTCATAAGCAATAGCCACCTCAGGCCCGATACTGAAACCGCCAGTGCCGTAGGTGCCCTGCGACACGATAGAGCGTGTCTGTGTGCGGATTTGGTTTTGGTTGTACAGCGTTAACACGCCAGCACGAGTCACAAACAAAGGTGCATACTCAGAGTCTGCGACCTTCTGCAGCTCTGATGTTGTCATCGGTGCGTCATCGGTTATCTCAAGGACAGTTGACGCTGGCGCTGATGGTGGCGACGTCATAGACGCAGGAAACGAAGTCTGTGCGATGAGGCGGTTAAACCGTGCAGCAGTTGACTCCGAGAAAGCCACTGTTGAGTATCGGTAGATTTCCTGAAAGATTGACTGTGCGATGCCGGTGCTCCACACAATTACCTGCTGGACAGATCCTGTCCCAATGTTTACGGCTTCAGGCAACGGCACATAAATGCCAGCATTGTTGACCGTGGTCGTGGCGATGAGGATGCCGTCAATGTAGAGCGTGATGGTGCGAGCTGCGCTGTTCCAGTCAAACGACAACATACGAGCAGCGCCCGAGTCAAACCCTGAAGCAGTGGTGCTCGCCACCTTTGAGTTACCAAAAGACGGCTCAGTGATTTCGACACGGAACTTGCCTGTGCTGTTGTCATAACTCAGATACCAGAAATGGTTATAGATGCTTCCGCTGAGCATTTGCGAGATGCTGCCTGATGAGTCAGGGATAGCCCAACACGAAACCGAGAAACTGCCCGGGCTGTTGTTTACACCGCCTTGTGCGGATAGTGCAGCCTCAGACCCTGTGCCCGTGATGGAACTGTTAACAAGGCCGACAGCGAGTTGACCGCCACTTGAAGCAGCTGCAGTCGTCGACATGTTCAACGGCTCACTGCCGTAGTCCTTTAGAGACTGGTTAGCGCTGAACGGCCCTACAGGCTCGTCACAGGGGTAGTAGTGACGTGGGCTTGTGGTCAGGATGTAGTTACGAGCCCAATCGACAGGCTGAGCATCAGACGCCAGAAGCCCCATGGCGTCAAAGCAAGACAAGGTCACGGTGGAGTCTTTGCCTGCGTCAGTCCACACAGGAGGCCACCCGGCAACAAAACCACGAAACACAGGGTAGGTCGTACCGCCGTAGGTAGCAGTAATGCGTATTTGGCGACGCGGAAGAAGTTTGCCGTAATACGGCCCTGAGGTATTGAAAGGGTCAAAGCGTCGGTCACGGTTAGACAACACCACAGAGGCTGAACCGTCAAAGGTGCCCCAATCGTCGGAGCGTCCACGATCCGTTGTCATCTCACGGACGTATGACGTCACGTTTGTCCAAGTAGGCGACACCACATACGGGCCGTCGTCAAAGGCAATCTCTACTATGGCAACGGGAAAAGGCACTATGCAGCCCTGCGTCCGTAGGCGTCCATAACGCGCTTGACTTCACGACCAATGGCGACAGGGTCACCGACGCCAGTCTGAATCGTGATATTGACATCGCCACCCATAGAACCCATACGGTCAAGAGGGATAACAGCCTCAGGGCCAGCCTCACCAATCAGGGCGAGGGTTGCGGACTGGACGATGCCGCCCTGTGCCAGCGCAGGTATGTGAGGAATCTTTGCGTTGTCGCCAGCCACAGCACCAACCACAGCACCAATCGGGCCTAGATACTTACTCGCCCCCACAGCCTTCTCGATCAGATAGTTAATAGCGTCGATGGCTTTGTTTACGCCACTGATGACGCCGTTAGCGATTGCCTTGCCCATCGAGGCGCCGAACTCCAACAGCTTGTCCTGCACACTTGAACGAACCTCACCAATCACCCGGATGAACTCCTTGATGATTGTTTTGGTCATAGAGGCGTTGAACTTAAACATGGCAACAAACAAGGCAGCACCAAGTTGTGCAGCTGCAGGTGCGCCCTCAGTAGCAATCCAAGCAGCAAGAGCACCAAGCAACATGGCAGTGCCGTTTACAAGGGCTTCAGAGTTTTTGTCAAACCAATCTGTAAACGCCTTCATGGCCTTGGGGATTTCACGCGCGAGGAACGGATAGGCCGTGTCGGTCATCCAGTTAGCAAAACGAGCAAGAAGTTTACCGAGACTCTTTGCGAGGGGCTTCCAACGTGGAGCCATGTACTCAGCAAAAGCAACATTGAACTCGACAATCTTTTTAGCCATCAAAGCGATGCCGTCGTTTACAAGCCAGTCAAGACCGTTCGTAATGTAGGTCTGGAGTGTCTTAGCGAAGCCATCCTTCTCGACAGCCTTTTGGAAGTTGTCAAACGCAGGAATGACGGTCTTGGTGAGGTACTCAGAAAGTCGCCCAAGCACCGGCAACAGCAGAGCCCCGATGCCTTCCTTCAGTTCTTCGACGGCAAGTTGGAAGCGTTGAAACTTGCCAGCGGTGGTGTTTGCGGCGGTGTCTGCAGCGCCAGCGAAAGTCTTGTCGAGCTGTGCAAAAACAGTGTCGGCGTCAGCGCCAGCCTTAATCAGAGCAGCCAACTCAGGGGAAAGTTTACGCAGCGCCCCGAACTGCCCCGCATAAGCCTGAGACACAGCCTTTGCTGTTACCGCCAATGGCTTATTAGTTGCAGCCGAAATGTTGAGCGCCGTATTGAGAAGTTTTTGTGACTTCGTTAAGTCCTTGGTGACTCTCGAAATAGCGCCAAAAGCAGGACGTAACTCATCGTCAGCCACGCCAGTCGCAAGCGCCGTCGTTGTAATCCAGTCCTCAGTCGCAGCAATCTGTGCGTCGGTTGCCTTCGTGGTGTTCTTCAGTGACGTGGCAAGAAGAGCAGCTGCTTTCTCATCCTCGACGGCAGCCTTAGCGAAGTTAAAAGCAGCGTAAGCAGCTGCGGATGCAGCAACACCGACGGCAGCAAAACCAACGGTGGCAGCCTGTCCGACACGGCGAAGAGTAGCGGAGGCGCGCTTAGCGTTGTCTTCAAGTTTGCTGAAACCCTTTTGGGCTTTCTGAATACCTGTGTTGTCAAACGACGAAACGATGGGGATGGAAAGCATTAGCGGAGTTCTCTCTGGACACGGGCGACAATACGGTTAGCGAGGTCACCAATAACTCGCTCGAGGTTGTCACGCTGGCTGTAAACAACGGGGCCGATAAGACGTGTGCGACCCGGCGACAAAAGACCTAATGAATCACCAAGAGGGTTTTTGTTTTTGCGTCCAGCAGTCTCAAAAATGGCGGTGCCTGCGTCACGCTGCACAATGTTGATTACGCCACTAGTACGACGATCAGTGTTGAAAGTCAGGTTTACACCCTTACGAGCTTTTGCCAGTGAAAACGGAAAGACCTTGCGACCCTTCACAGCTGGCCCTGCCCACTTTCGTTCCATACCCGACAACGGAACAAACTTGTATGCGTTACGCACAGCCACGATGGCAGGCTCCGCAATCACACGCGCCTCATCTTGATACTGGCGACGCAAGCCCGGCTCAATCTTGTTAAGAGAGCGAATTGCATCGTTGATGCCATTTACTTTCATAGAGACTTGAGTCATTTCTTGCGCTTTTCGTTTAGAACATCTATCACCGTCGAGACGGCTTCAATGTCAAATGGGATTGTCGGAGGCCAATACCCCGTCTCAAGTAGAAGCTCTACTAAGACTCTGAAGTATGTGCCTCTTGGTGAGGGTTTACAGGGTCGTCATCCAACACTGTGATGTCGAGCAGGTTCTTGATGTAATCATCAAAGACCATTGGCACCGGGATGGACTGCTGTTTACAGCACTCATACGCCATAAAAGCGAGGTCTTCCATTCCGATGCCGGTGGACAGCTCTGAAATCTTGCGCTTGAACTTTCGCTCCCACGCAATGATCACATAGAGGTTGGTCTCACAGGTGTATGAGCCTTCCTTCTCGGTGACTTCCAGTTTCAGTTTCATTTGTTTCTCCTAAATGATTGAGGTTTAGATCAGGGGCTCGTGATGTCGCGCGCCCATGTGCCACCAACAAAGTTTGCGGTCACAGTGGCGATTTCACCGACGGTGCTGTTGATTGGGGTGAAGTCAGCGAGCATGCAGTTCGTGATGGTGTACTCAGGGTTTGATGCTGACTCTGTTGCGCCAGATGGCGAAATGATGAGGGTGGTGTTTCCCTGACCGACCATTGCTGCAAGAGCAGTCTCGACTTCAGCGGTTGCGCCTGTGCCACCGTACGAAAGGAAGAACGTGATTGAAACGTCCACCGATTGGAGACCGCCACGCATGATGTGGCCGTTGTCGCCAAAGGCGGTGATTTCAAGTGAATCACTGCCCACTGTGACGGTGCACTGGTTGGCGTTGTTTCCGATTGAGGTGTACGTCGTAGCACCTTGGGTGATGTTGATTGTCGCGTTGGACAGGAAGGTTGATGATGCAGGCATAAGTGCTCCTTTAGTTGCGCTGTACTGCTACAGCAACGGTTAAGTCGTAGGAAGGCAGGTCTTGCCCTCCAACGGATACGAGGCCCGGGCGTAAGTCCGTGACCGCGATTGGTGAGTTCATTATCTGATCGGCGATAGTCATGAGGTAATCGCCTGCGTCTTGGTTACCGGGTGGCGGTGCAAGGACGCTGAGGGTAAGTCGAATGTCGCCCACGTTGTAAGTAAACGCCGTGACGGTGGGCAACTGGATCAGGACGGACATAGGGCGGGCGTTACGAGGGTCAGTGATAGGCACAAGGTTCAAAGCAGTCAAGGCGTTTTTAACCTTGATGACTGCGTCGTACAGGATGCCCGTTGCTGCCATTAGGCAACCTGTGCCCTGCCACAGCCAAGCAGCTGCATAATCCGAGCAAGGTTTACAGGAAGAGCGAGATTGCCCATGCCGTCAAAAGCACCATAAGCGTCACCGCTTGTGCCACGCTCGCGATACAACTGAGCAGCATAAAGTGTCGCTCCTAGTTCCACGTCTGGCGAAGGAACTGTGCCCTGTTGATCGGTGTAGCCAGACTCACGGCGTTTACGGAAACACCAGTAATTAGAAGCTGAGACACACTTTGCAATGTAGGCCGTGTCGTTAGCAGTTGCCACGTCAATACCAAGCCACGCCAGCACAAGCGCTGAAGTAGTCCAAGTGATTGTCTCGGTAAACGTCAGGGTGCCAGCAAGAGCTGCATACGCCTCATCATCGGGTTGACCAGTGACCGCGTACAAAACCTGATTAAGTTTCGGCACCTCATAGTCAAACTGAAGATAGCCCTCTTGGTCTTTGCCAATGTAAGCCCATTCCTCGACGCTGATAACGGTGAAGGTGCCGTTGAACTTTGCGCCAGCGCCTGCGACAACGATGCTGTCACCGGGCTGAACCTCAGAAGGGGTCAGGGTCTGTACGGCTGAAACATCCTCAAAGTGAAAACCATGAGTGATTGTGTAAACAGACATACAGACCCTTTCCTACTACCTAGTGATCAGGCGAATGTGAACTTGACAAACTTGGTTGGGTCAATCATCAACGCTGCGAAGTAACCGCGAAGAGCGATTGTGCGCGACAGTGTCGATGGTGACTCAATGGACATGGTGCCCTTCTGCTGTTCGAAGAGTTCGTAACCCGATGCGTCACCAACGATGGCGGTGCCAGATGCAAAGTTACGGTCAACAACAACGGAGAGACCAAAAGCGTTTCCGCCGTACTGGTTCACACCAAGGTCGCCGTATGCGTTCATTGGGCCCACCTGTGGGAACAACGGACGGTTCGACGAATCGCTCAATGCGAGCACGTTTCTCCAGCGGTCTGGAGACAAGAAGAGATGGGTAGGCAAGTTGCCGTCAGATGAGCTAAGAATGGTTGCTGCAGCTTCTGCAATTTCTGCCATCCATACTTCAGGCTTTGCCACGTCTGCTGTTGCGAATGCTTGTGTGACGCTTGCGCCCGACACGAGGGTGTCTGCTGCGTAGTTGTCCGTGGCATTTGCATAAATGCGACCCATGTCATCTAACACGACCTGCAAGATGCCGGGGTCTGACCAGTCAATTTCGGCTTCGGAAATTGACACATACCCACCGAAAATTTGCTTGGTGACTTGGTTGTTAAACACAACGAGGGTTCCGCCTGTTGGGGACTGCTCACTGATGGATGCACCGATGCTTGTGTGCGTGGTGACCTCTGGACGGATGAAAACTTTACCGCCAGCAGGCATTGCCTTAACGCCGATTGCGTCAACAACTGGACGGCGTCCAATGAAGTTGTTGTAAACAGGAGCAACGATTGGTGTTGGCAAAAGGCCCGGAGTGTCGGTGGTGACAATGTCAGGTGCAGCTGCGCGGAGTGCTTCTGACATTTCGCGCCACTGATCGCCACCTGAAACAGCAGCTGCGATGTATTCGGCTGCGGTTGGCAATTTAACTTCACGACGTGCGGTTGCGAAGATTGGTGCTGTTGGAACAGTCTCAGCCGAAGCCTCAACCGTTGGGTTTACTGTTGACATGGTTTCCTCCTCGGAAATGTCTTGGGGTTGGGGTTCGACAACTTCTTCTTCCGACTCTTCATCGGGCTGGGAAGCAGCGATCTCTGTGATGACAGCATCCGAGAACGCTGGCATGGCGACAAGTGAGATTTCTGCAAGAGAAGCCTGAGAGACAACCATTGTCCCGTTCTTGTCGTACTTAAACTTGATCGGAATAGCACCGACACTTACGGAGTCGTAAGCGCCAGCCTTCACGAGTTCAATGGCCTCATCAGAGGCGCGAGTCTTAGCAAACTTTGCTGTAAACAAAAGACCCTCTTCGGCTTCAACGAGTTCGGTGACAACACCACGCAGCTGCGTCATGTCGTGACCCTCGAGAAGTTTTGGTGCCTTTGCGTTTACGTCAAAAGCGCCACGGCGAAACATGACTGACTCACCCGAGGACACTGTCGCTGGAGTGTCCCAAGGTACAGCCACGCCCGTGATGGTACGGGGGCTGTCCTCGCCAGCGGCAGCGTCCAAGGTGACTGGCACAGCTACAAACTCAATTTTCACAACTCGTCATCCGTTTCATTGTTAGGCATCCCATCAGGGCTTTCGGATCCTTCGTAATCCTCAATGTCAAACTCGACATAGCGGTTACGGGGAAGAACTTGTGCGCTGGAAAGTGTCTGCTCAATAGCGTCCATGTAGATACGAGCGCCGAAAAGGTACAAGTCCTGACGCGCTTGCTGGGCGTTTTGGTACGTCATCGAAGCGCCCTCAGTGGGTGCGCTTACGAGGTAAGCAGGCACGGAGCAAAGACGTGCCATCTCAAGTGACTGGTACTTGCGCTGATCCGCAATGACTTCCTGAGGGTTCTGTGCAAACTCACGGAACTGAACCTGACGCGACAACGCACCAATGGCGTTCTGTTTGCGCGCACTGGCCCAAGCCGAGGCAAGAGAACCAAGATCATCACCTGACATGTCTTCGCCGTCAATCTGTTGAAGATAACCGGGCACGGTCTCAAGGCTGGCGTAGCGGTCAGCTGCCATGTTTAAATAAATGTTCGTGTTGATGGCTTGAGCGCCAATCTTCAAAATGCCCTCAATAGGCGACAAGAACTGAATGACGTTGTTGACGTCAAGTGGTTGACCGTTGAACTCAAGCTCTTTAGACGGGCCGTAGTACTGGGGAATACCAGTCTGCTCGGTGCTCGAGATGTTTGCAGCTGGGAGCCATGTAAACGAGGCAGGCAACCCGGTGGAGTAGCGCGTGGTGACGTAGGCGTAAGCAGCGCCGTAGAAGAACATGTCCGAAAAGATGTTTACGAAGAAGAACGAGCGTGAAACCTTAGGGTCTGGTGTTTCCATCCACGGCTCAAGAGGCAAGTACACCTCGTCATAGTCGGAGCCGTTCCACTGCTTGGAGTAATGCTTGAGACCGACAGAGCTGATGATGCCAGCAAGAAGGTCACGACTACGGGAGACCGTTGGGATACTGAGCGCACGAACCTCAGCAGAGCCAGTGGTGTACTGGATGAAGTTGCCAATATAGGACGCGCCTGCAGCCGCCTGCACAGGTGCAGAGGCGAAAGAGGCCGTGTCAACTTTGCGTGAGAAAATACCCATCTCCTCGGAGTCTTACACAAGGTTGTTGCAAATGCAACTATCTCGATGAACCCATTGACGGTTTATTTCCGTGTCCGGGTCTGGACACCATTGCAGCTGCAACGATGAGACAACGACACGCCTCGATAGGCCCGGGTGATCGCTGGGACGAAATTGACAGAGCGCCACCCTGACCGCGGATTAACACAGCCCTGTTTACATGCTCAGCCAAAAGGATTTCGCCTGTGTGCTTAATCCTGTCCTCGTTAATCAGACCCTTAACGGTGGACGTGTACTTGTTTATCTCGCCGTAGCCCCACTGCACCGTTCGGCGTTGAAACTTCTCAGGCGTGTGAATAAACAAAGAAGGCGTGATAGCCAGCTGCGTTTTTGGCTCACGCTCCAACGACGCTGTGATCTGCTCCCACATTTCAGCAATGGACTCAGTCTGAAACTCAATGCTCGCCACAATGTCACCGTCGGTATTTTTGCGACACCAGACCCCGACATATTTTGAATCGTCAACGGCTGAATCGACTGCGAGCACCGATGTCGTGCCATCCCACTCGGAGTTCTCGGTGAACCGTTTAGCCCACTGCCCCGGCGGAAGCCACGAAGAAGCAGCACTCACCCACATGTTGCAGTGAGCGCGAAGCCACTGCGATCTGTCAGGGCTGGCATGTGCAGCACGAAGAGACTTCAGCGTCACGGTTCTCGGCATGCTGGGGTTTGCGTACCCCCAATAGCGCTCGTCGTCAGGGGACACCGACTCAGGCACAGACCACTCCGCCATATACAACTCACCCGGCTCACCCTTGTCAATCTGCCCGATGGCCTGCTCACGCAATTTCTTCATCACCGTGCTCGACTCATCGCCAGCCGTGGACACCAACAACGACAACCCCGACTTCACCGCAATCTGGGCAGGCTTCAACGCACCGAAATAAGCAGCCTCCGTGATGGCCCACAACTCGTCAACAATCAGAATGTCCACGCCACTAATGCCGTGCTTCTTCCCTGTCGCAGCCTTGACCAAATACTCAGAGCCGTCCACCATCTTGACGCGGTGACGACCATACGCCCACGTCACTTTGCACAACCCCGACTCCTCCCACAACTCAAAGAGATCACGCAAGTCCTCAAAGACCTCAGTCGCCAACGACAACTCGTGAGCCGTAGAAACAACCTTGACGGGTCTGCCCCAAATCCGAGGCAACTCCAAAAGGCAAAACCCCACCACCGCCGACAACATAAAAGTCTTTCCCTGCTGGCGAGCACAAAACGCCATAGCACTCGAATGCGTAAACACATTGTCCGCGTCATGCTCAAAAGCACCGGTCAACACGTTCACCTGCCACGGAAACAAATGA